ATATTACTAGCAATAACTGTAGCACCATCAGCAGTAGATGTTACTTCACCACTATGGTTTGGGTGTGTGTAGTTATTAGCAGATGTAGCTATACCATCAAGTTTTGTGTGGTCAGCGTCAGTAAATACATTTGAATCAGAAGCATTTCCAACTAATGTTCTTATCTCTGCAGCTGTTTGATCAGCTGTTGCACTAGCTTCTATTGCATTTAGTTTTGAATGATCAGCATCTGTAAAGACGTTTGAATCACTCGCAGCTTCTACAGCTGCTTTAATTTCAGCATTGGTTTGATCACCTGTTGCTCCTGTTTCAATGCCAGCTAATTTTGTTTTCTCTGCACTGGTTAATGCTGTACCTCCAGATAACATTGCATCTGTGACAGTACCTGTATCTCCAGTTGTAACAACGTTACCTGTGACATTAGGTAAGGTGATAGTTCTATCTGCTGTGGGGTCTGCAGCAACTAATCTTGTTTCATTATCATCATCTGTTGACCCTTCAAATTGAAGACCAAAACCTGGTCCCATTAAGAAGTCACCTTGCATAGCAGTATCGCCCAAGGTGCTCATCGCATTATTATCGACCTCTTGTGCTACATAAAGAATTTGGTCATAGTTATTATTTAAGTCTTCCGCCTTAATCGATGAACCAGGGTAGAATGTAGCTTTCTTGTTATCGTTGTTGGTGTTCCTGTAGATGATGACTTTAGCTCCATTTGCTGGAGCTGAGTTCATCTGAACTGTTGTAGCGTTGGCGAAAGAATATGCAGTTGTATCGACTCCATCAAGTTTTACCTTGATATCAGTAGTCGCTAAATATGGAAATGTGAAATTATAGAGGACGGTTGAACCATCCCCTGTGTAGTTATTTTGTGTTACAGCCATTTACGCTATGTTTAGGTTTGACTGAGTGGATTATTTAGGTAAGTTTTTTATTGCCTCTACTTCTTTTCTTACTTGAGCTTCTTGACCATATTGACCTTCACTTCTAAATTGATTTTCAAGCTTACCTAATGAATGTAAGGTATCTATTTGTTGAGCTTCACCTCCTAACTGTGGATCTTGTAGTAATAAGTCCCAAGCTGTTTGTTTAGCTGTTCGGAATATAGGCATGATGACTCTTCCATGAAGTGTATCTTTAGCCTCATAATCTTTCTTACCTCTCTCCATTCGTTGAATTGAATCAATAATTTCAGGAGTCATTACCTTTGCAAGTTGAGCCTCAATATTCTGTTGACCCATATAGAACTGATACTTAGATTTAAGATCAGGTCTATTCTCAAGTAGTTGTCCATTTGGACCTGAATTAAATGTTTGAGCTAAATTAAGACCACTCCTCATTAACAACTCTCTAGTTTCATTTGTTGCACCTATGTTTAAGTTAATAGGTAAAACAGCATTTACTAGACGTGTCATTGGATCCCAGTCTCTAAGCTTCTCTCCACTTAAAATGTCATATCTATAAGGTAAGAACTGATCTTTAGTAACCAAATCAGCCCATAGGTTTCGGTTCCCTATGCTTTGCCAGAAACCAGATTCAAGTTCTCTCATCCCAGGTGAAAAGACTTTACCAATCTCATTTCTAAGACCAGCTAAAGGTATTTGGTTATTGACTATGTTTGCTGCAGCTCTAGGTGTATCACCACCTTGAGTTGTGAATAGATCAGAGAGTTGTAGTAACCCAGCCATAAAGGATTTATTAACTACATTGGCTCCAACTAAATGAGCAAGTCTTCCATACCAGTTACCAACCCATTCCTCACCCATTACTTTCTGTGAGTCTGTAATATCAGCAGCTAAACTAAAGAATGCATTAAATGGTTCTAATGCTTCATAACTAACATAAGAGTTACCTATTTTAAATGATCTAGGTTGCCATCCTTGTTGCATCCAAGCAGTTCTTAATTTCCTGTCAGGTGGTCCATTACCAGTGATAGTACCGTTTAAAGCCATTGTACCTGCCATAGCTGCAAAGCTATAACCAATAGCCATACGTCCTCTAGCAGTAGCTTTAGCTACGTTTAAATCAGCTTGACTCTTAATACCATATTGCAACATCTCAGGATCATCCCAAGCTTTCGTGAATATATCGGTATGTTCTTTGATAACTAAATTTAAACCTGGTGTGTATTTTGAAGTCATCATCAAAGCGTTAACACCTGTTCTTGCAAACAAGAAATAAGGCTTAAGGAATGGCATCTTGTCAAAGATCTTATCTATATCTTTGGCAACACCTGTTAGTTCTTTAGTTAACTTTGCTTCATCAGATGCAAATAGAGCCATCTCATCTGTAACTTGTCCATCAGCTGAGAACACCTTAGATTCAAAGTCTTGCTCAACTTTCCTTAGTAGATCTGGCATATCCTTATCACTAACCATGATGCCTTGATCAGTTAGTTTTGTATAAACATCATCGAATGCAAGTTGTCTTTGTCTACCTCTACCAATAATCTGTGTAAAGTAGGTATCCATTGCTTTCATGGTTCGTGGACCATAATTAAAGAATGGAGACTTGTTAAGACCTCTTAAGTTATCAGCAATTAAAGCCATAGCCTTATCACCTTGCGTACCATTCTGATCGAAATGAGACATCATTGCATTCCACTCTTGATCAGCTGTTGTTTCAGTGAATCCTCTAAAGCCTTTTGTATCTAAGTTGTAGTTTTGGAAGTCAGCTACAGCTTTTCTCCAAGCCTCTGTCCGAGCATCCATCATCCCACCAAGGGATGCAGCTGCACTTCTAAAGGTCATTCCATCCATATCTCCTACAGCACCTATCATTGTTGCTACAGGTCGCATAGCAGTACCTAAACCAGTACCAACTAATGCTCTAGCTACAGTCTTAGGTCCAGATAGTATTGAGTTAATACCCATTACCATCAGTTCGTTTAGGACAGCATTTCTTTGGTATTGATTACCATTCTTATAGCCATGTAGCTTGTTTCTAAAGAAAGCATCTAAGTCTTTAAAGGTTTGTTTATTACCGTTACCAGTAGCAGTGAAGTGTATGAATGATTCGAGTAAGTCGTTATCTACATCACCTTTTAGTAGTTGTTTAAATGTAGCTACTTCACTAGCTGCAGCGTCAGAAGCGTTAGCTATTACTTGTTTAGTATCGAATCTACCTACTTTCTCTCCATCTCTAAACCTGCGTAGGTTATAAGATGATGCAATACTGGTTTCCTTTCTTAAACGAGCTATAGCTGAGTATCTAGATAATATTCCATCTAATAGTCCTCCAGGTGAAGAAGGACTGATTTGATCAGCAACACTTAAACTAGCTTTTGCTAAGTCTCTAGCTTCAAATAAAAGCTGACCAAGTACTACATCAGTAGCATGTAACTGAGCTTTGTTAAGTATTGGTAGACCTTCAATCAAAGTTGGGTTGGTATCTACATTCTTGATGTATGAAATAACATCCTCTTCAGGGATATCAATTAAACGACTATTACCTGAATCGCTAATAAATTTGAATACATCAGTAGCAGCATTCTTTAAGTCTTCTTGTATAGCCTTTGCGTTAGATCCTTCATATAAAAGGTTATATGCAGGACTAGCTTGTAATTGCTTTGCTAAAGCATTTGACTCTGCAAGCATCATACCTGGAGCTGTATATTCAGCTCTTCGTATGTTTGCCTCAGTGATAGTTCCCTCTGGTGATCCGTACTTTTGAGTAGGATTATTCCTGATCTCTATCATGTCTCTAACACCTTTGACAGGGTTAGATGTAGTGATTAAAGCTTGGTTATCAGAGATATCACCACCCTTGTAGTAAGCAGGGTTTTGACGTTGACTGTTTGTACTTAAATCAAATTCAAGTTGCTCTACAGCTAGATCCTTATTTGCATCACCTTGTTTACGAGAGTTCAGAGTAAAGTCTCTTTCATCTCCCCAATCAAGATTGTTTTTCTCAGCATAGATCTTTCTAAATCCTTCTCTTTGGTCATCAGTTAAAGCTTCCCAAGGTTTATTTTTGACTCTCCAGTCAGCAATAGATGGAA